TTTTTATAGTTGAAGATGCAACGGACCGATCTTCTTCTTTATATACATTAACAGTTAAAACAGTTTCAGGAACAGGTTTAACTTTACCAATTGGATCAACAACTGTGTTATATTCTGATGGAACGAATATTACCGGTAAACTACAAACTAAAGGTTATGTTACACCAGGAGCAACTTATACTACAGTTAATGGTGATCAAGTTCTTGTTGATACATCAGGAGGAGGTATAGGTACACCGGTTACGATTAATTTACCAGCATCTCCATCGGTTGGTGATGAAGTTCATTTTATAGATAGTGGTAATAACCTTGCATCAAACAATTTAACAATTGGTAGAAACAGTTCTAATATTTTAGGATCGGCTTCTGACTTAACTGTATCTACAAACTCAGCGGCATTTACATTAGTGTATGTTAATGCAACAAGAGGCTGGATATATAAAGACAACATATAAGGAGCTAAACAATGGCTCTAATTGATTTTAAAGTTTTACCTGGAATAGATAAACAGGATACCTCAGCAGGCGCAGAGTTTCGTTGGGTAGATTCTGATAATGTAAGATTTAGATATGGACTTCCAGAAAAAGTTGGTGGTTGGTCATCACTTGTTACTGATACCATCGTTGGAGTTGCAAGAAGTGAATTTGCATTTGTTGATTTAGATGGAAATAGATATGTTGCAATAGGAACAGATAAGTTTTTATTAATTTATTTTGAAGGTCAATTGTATGACATCACACCATTAAAAGCGACATTAGCTTCTGCAACTATTGCAACAACAGACGCATCAGCTATTTGTAATATTACAACCGGATCTAATCATGGTTTATCAGCAGGAGATATTGTATTACTTGATAATGTAACTTTACCTGCAGGAACTGGTTTTACAGATGCAGACTTTGAAGATAAACTGTTTCAAGTAACTAGTATTGTATCTGCAACAGAATTTACTATTACTCAATCAACTAATGCAACAGCAACAGTAAGCACTGGTGGAAGTATAGATGTGATACCTTACGAACAAGTGGGTCCAGCAGAACAATCGTATGGTTATGGTTGGGGTATTGATACCTGGGGCAGTGGTGCCTGGGGCGAGGCTGCTTTAGCCTCAGACGTGAGTCTGGAACCAGGCCTCTGGAGTTTAAGTAATTATGGTCAAGTATTAGTTGCAACGATTGCAAATGGAAAAACATTTACATGGAATGCAGGAGACGCTGCAAGACTGGTAACTAGAGCATCTACAACGACATTTGCATTTGAAACAACTAATAATCCAACTGCATCAAGAATAACACTTGTATCTCCTACAACACGTCATTTAATTCATTTAGGAACAGAAACGATTATAGGAGATACCACTACTCAAGATAATATGTTTGTAAGATTTTCAGATCAAGAAAATATAAATTTATATACACCCACTGCAGTCAATACTGCTGGTTCACAAAGATTACAAGATGGAACTAAAATTGTTGGAGCATTAAAAGCAAAAGAAACAATTCTCGTTTGGACGGATAATGCCTTATATACTATGAGATTTGTAGGTGCACCTTTTACATTTGGATTTGAACAAGTAGGTACAAACTGTGGATTGATTGGTAAAAATGCAGCTGTTGAAATAGATGGTGTTGCGTTTTGGTTATCCAACAATGGTTTCTTTATGTTTGATGGTACGGTTAAATCATTACCATGTAGTGTAGAGGATTTTGTATTTGATCAATTAGATACAACTAAAGGTCAACAAATTTACGCTGGTTTAAATAATTTATATACAGAAGTCGTTTGGTATTATCCTTCACAAGGTTCTGATTATAATGATCAATACGTTGTATTTAATTATGGTGACCAAATGAAAGGTGGTGTTTGGTACACTGGAACAGAAGCAAGAACAACTTGGATTGATGCAACTATATATCCTAATCCTGTTGCAACTAAATTTGATAGTACAGCTGTTGGTACTTTTCCTATAATCGTAGGTGAAGATGGTCTAGGTCAAACTACATTATTTGAACATGAGGTAGGAACAGATCAAGTTAATCCTGATGGTAGTACAACAACGGTTACCTCATTTATAAAATCATTTGATTTTGATTTACAAGCAAGACAACAAAATGCACAAGGTAAATCAACTGGTCCGACCATTTCAGGTGAAGTATTTTTAGCTATGAGAAGATTTGTACC